ATCGCCAAGCGTGATGCGCCCGTTCGCCGTCGTCAGGGTGTCGATCGTCGTGAGCGACGTGTCCGAGTTGACGCGCCACACGAACGCCTCGGCGGTGTAGAAGGTCAGATCCAGCGGATCGCCGACCGTGCCGTCCACGTTGACAACCCTTGCCTCAGTGACGAAATCGAGCGGCGCGTATCGCCACAGCTCGATGTCCTGCTTGATGGGCTTCAGGTCGAGGGTCGGCGCATCGCCCCGCAGCACGCTGGGCGCGTAGTAGTACGGGGTTTCCAGTGCCATATCAGCCGTCCGCCATCTCGCTAAACTCGGGGCGCGCCTTGAGTGCTGCATACAGCAGGACGTGAGCCGCGTCGCCCTCACTGTACTCCGCAGCAACCTGAAACTGAGCGAGCGGCTTGCACGCCTCAAGCGCATCGCGCAGGGCCTGCTCCACGCGGGACTCTGCCTCCTGCTTGGCCTGCTCGGCGGCGGCTCGGGCTGCGTTCTCTGCCATGCGATGGCGGACGATGGCCACGCCGTAATCGGAGCGCGCCGAAGTCTCGGCCGCGACCGCAATTTCGTGCGCCTCAAGCAGATCGGCGTCGCCCGGCTTGGCGTTGAGTTGGATGCCGACATCGCGGCACGCCTGCTCGGCGGACATCAACGAATCCAGCGCCTCAGCGCACTCATCCGCTGCGGCCTTCGCGGCGGCTTCAAGCGCGGATACGTTTTCCGGCTGAGTCCACAAGCCGGCCGCGAAGTCGCCGAAGCCCTTGCGGGCGACGGCAACCGCGTCGCATAGCTCTCGGTTCGCGTAGACGCCAGCAAGCCCAGCCCAGTGATTCGACGCCTTGTCGAACTGGATGGCGTCGAGGCGCACATACGCGGCCGGGATGTTGACGACGTGGCCCGGAAGGGCCAGCGAATAGTTGCCGGTGAGTGCCATTTATGCGGCTCCTGAAAAGATGGTTTTGCCGAAGCGGAAGTTGACGTTGTTGGCCGTCGCGCTGGTGGCGTTGATGGTCAGCGCCTGAGCATTGGCCAAGGTCAACCCCGTCACCAGCGTGTAATCGTGCTTCTTGAGTCCAGCGTCATCCGAGATGACCGACACCGAGGCCCGGACCGAACTGGCGGACTCGCGCTGGACGTGGATGATGATTTCCAGTGTGCCAGATGTGTTGACCGTGATGTTGCCGGTGTACAGCGTGTTTTCGGTGCCGGTCGGGCCAAACTTGACCGTGATGGTCTTGGTGTTGGCGTTATTCACGAACGAGAGAGTCGCCCGAGACTCGCTTGACTGGCCGTCAGCGAACAGCGCGCCGGCAACGTAGTTGATCGTGCGCAGAGCCGTCTCAGGCCCGGCCGCGTTCCCCACGCTGGCTTGGGCCTGCGACATCGTTCCAGAGAACGTCAGGCGCTGCGCCGCCGACAGCGTGAACTTGAAGTTCCCGTCGTACTCAAGAGAGCCGGGCTCCGGCGTCGTCATCAGCGTTCCGCTGGTCAGCTTGATAGGAGCGCTGAGCGCCGCCGCAGCCCCGGCGCCGATGTCGAGGCCGCCACGGAAGAAGTTGCGGGCCGTGCCGTCCATGTAGGCGTTCCAGCGGCCGGTTGCCGCCGTCAGCGTGCCCCTGAATGCCGAGGCAAGCGTCGGCTGCGCCCCGAACGAGGGCTGGTTTGCAATGAAGGCGGAATACTCGGCGACAGGGCCGGCAACCCATGTCGGGGCTGAAGCCTCAAACTGCCGCAGGGTATTGACTGTGCCGGTGAAGCCGGCCGCCTGATTGCTGCGCGACCGAATGCCTCGCCACGTCGTAATGGCCGACGATCCGCCGACAAGCTGCGAAAGGGACAGGATGTCGTGCAGGTTGGCCAGCGATGCCGCTGCCGGTGCGTGCGTTCCAGCGTTGTAGATGTGGCGCACCTCGGCGGCGTCTGCCGACGTGCTGGCGCCTTGATAGACGACGCCGGAAGCGTTCGTCGTTGACTGAGAGATGTTGACCGAGGCTGCGGAAAACGGACCGCCAGCAATCACTAGGGGGCGGTTCAGCGTCGCCGCGCCGCCAGCGGCTCTGGTAACGGAAAAAGGCGTGTCAATACTCGCGCCTGCATCGTCACGGGCCAGCAGTTGCCAGTTGCTGCCGGCATTGGCCCCGGACTCCGCGTCGCCAGTCCGCCGCATGAGCCAGCGACTCGACCCATTGCGCCGAAACTGGAAGTCGGACTGCCCGGAGGCGTCCAAGCCGATGTTCATGGTGGAGGCCAGAGAACTGCCAAACGTCGCGTCAGGGGCGCTCGTAATGGTGCTGAGCTTGAGCGCCCTCTGCGGCGTGTCGCTGCCGGCAACCAGGAACTGCAAGTCGGCGTAGTTGCCGGATACGTCCTGAACCGATCGGATCGTCGCATCGCGGGCGCCGCCGGCGCCGTTGGGCCGGAAGTCCAATTCGACGGCAGTGTTGACCGCGTTCGCGGCCGGGTTGGTCAGCAGTGCGCCGATCAGGGTTGCGCCCGGCGATGCGTTGGGCGCGTGAGTGATCTGGCCAGACGAAGTGACGGTCGTGAAGCTGCCGGCAGCCGGCGTCGTGCCGCCGATGGCAACGCCGTTGATCGTGCCGCCAGTGAACTGCACGTTCGCGCCCGACAGCAGCAGCGCGCCGAACGCCTGCTGCGTGATCTGGACGTAGGACGCCTCAAGCGTTTTGTCGCCAGTGCCACGGTAAACCCAGCGCCGTCCGTCCGTGGTGGTGACGAGCGTCCCCTGAACGATCAGGTCCTGCTGCGGCGCTGTCAGCGCGGCGATGGTGCTGGCCGACTCGACGATATTGAGAGACGGCCCCTGCGGCCCGGTGGCGCCCGTTGCACCCGTTGCGCCAGTGGGGCCGATCGGGCCTGTTGCGCCCGTCGCACCGGTCGGGCCGATGGGGCCTTGAGCGCCGGTCGGGCCAGTCGGGCCTTGGACACCGGTTGCGCCTGTTGCGCCAGTCGGGCCTTGCGCGCCAGTCGCGCCCTGAGCGCCGGGCGGGCCAGGGACTTGAACGGTGACGGTGCGCTGACCGGCCGGATTTGGAACGACGACGACGGTCATGCGAGGCCCCGTGAGGTGTCGAGAGAGATGAGGCCGGTGCCCTGCGCAATTCGCACAACGGGCTGGCCGCTGATGTAGCCCTTGATGTCGTAGACGAACGGAACGCTGCCGACGATCGGGGCTGCCGGGTAAGTCACGCCCTCAAGGACCTCGGTCTTGGCCGCGCCGATGACGATCGTGAGGGTGTCGGTCGTGGTGATGAAGTCGCCGTCGGTTTTCTTGAGCGTGAAAACGCCACTCGCCTTGCCCTGAGTCCACCGAGGGCGCATCAGGATTTCGGTGTACTGGTTCCAGTTGACGAAGTTACCGTTCTCGTCCTGGATTTTGAGCGAGTATGAGTTGGGCACGCCCTGATACACGACGGGCAGATGCGCCACAGTCGATCCCTCGACGTTGGCGAGTCCATCAAACAGCAATTCAATCGGTTCCATTTCTAACCCTTCGCTCGCGCGATGGCAGCGTTGATTTCGCGCGCGATGTACTGCGCCGCGACAGATGCGGGGACCAAGCCGTGCGTCTGGCCGGCGATCATGTCAGCCAGGCTCGCGACATGGACCTCGGGCGCGGCCGGCGCCTGCTCGATTTTGTCCAAGCGATCCGCGATGACCTTGAGGTTGTCGAGCGCATCGCCAGCGACGGCGGCGATTTCTGCCTTGATCGCCGCTTCCGCTTGGAGTGCGGCGGCCTGGGATTCAGAGATGGCGGCGCGCGCTGACCGGATCATTTCCGCCGACCAGTCGATCTCGCTGCGAAGATGGCTCACCTCGGAGCGAGTGAATTGGTCAGTCTCGCGCTGCGATTCCGCGATTTCGGCGCGCATCTGCTCGGAGGTGTCCGCGATCATCGACTCAAGGCGGCGGAACTTGGCCTCGACCTCGGAGCGAAGTTCCTCAAGCGCGGTCCCTGCTGACGTTTCCGATTGACGGCGTGACGCCTCAATTTCGGCGCGCAGGCTCATGATCGCAGACTCGTAGTCCTTGGCGGCCTGGGCGGCTCGGTCTTTCGCCTCGGAGCGAAGTGCAGCGACGGCGGCGCGCAGCTGCTTGGATGCGGACTCGGAGACGGCCGTGCAGGCGTCCTTGATGGCGGCCGGAATGGCGTCAACGCAAGACGCCAAGGCGCTCAAGCGGCGATCGTTTTCTGCGGCCTGCTGGTCCATCTGCGCTCGGATCAGGGCTGCCTCAGCCGCAACGGCGCGGGCCACTTCGGACGAGACGCGGCCTTCAAGGTCCGTCATGGCCTTGACAGCGCGTTCAACCTGGTCCGGCGAGATTTTCAAGGTGTGAGCCCCAGCATCAGCAAGACAGCGTTCCACGATCCCAAGGAAACCAGCAGCGGTTGCAGCTCGTTCTCTTGGTCGAACACTTCCTCAAACGTCGCGCTCAGCACGCTCAGATTGGGGCCAGTTCGGTCGCGGCTCCATTCCCTGCAAATGAATAGCCCGACGCGCTCAAACGGCGTGTAGAAGTAGAAGGATTCTACTCCGCCCCGTGCGCTCAGGAAAGCGTCGATCGGGTCGGCTTCCATGTCGGTCCGTGTAGCGAACTGCAAGTCCCAGCGCTCGGGGTTACGGTTGATGCCGTCGCCCGCGCGCTGTTCGTAGCCGTCGCCGAACGCGGCGGACAGCACGCGCGGCTTGTGGGCCTTGCGCGCGCCGTAGCTCGGCGACCAGATGAAAACCTCGTCGCTCATGCGAGCATGCCTCCGGGGCGCTTCTCGTACCGCAGGACTTCCAGCACCTTGACGCCGATCAGTCGGCCGATGTCGTCGCCGCGTTTGTCGCTGGACTGCGCGCTCATCTGGCCGCTCTCGACGTTAACATTGACGCTGACGTTGGTCGGCGCGCCCGACGATCTGTCAACGGGAGCGAGCGCCCGCATCTGGGCTGGCGTGAACACGCCCTCGCCACGCTTGGCGATGATCGGGACTTCGCCACCGACGAGGCCGCCTGTGTGGAATCGCGGGGCTCCGGCGAAAACCGACGGATTCACGGCGCGGGCCATGGTGTACTCGCTGCCCACCACGGCACCGGAGTGACCAGCGCCGAACAGGCCAGATCCAACCGACGGCACGGCCGGCGAGAACGAGAAGTTGCCGGCGCCGGCCGCCGCACCAGACGGGCCGCCGAAGCCGCCGAACACGGCCGTCACGAGCTGGGCGACCGCGCGCTGAGCGAACAGGCGGGCCACGTCGGCCAGAATGCCGGCGACGAATGACTTGAACTGAAACTTGCCGGTCGTGACGAACTCAGCGAGCGCGTCTCCGGCCGCGTTGAACGCGCCTGAGAGCGCCGATCCGATCAGGGCAGCGTCATCGGTCGCCTGCTGACGAATGTCGGCCAGGAACGAACGGATGCCGGCTGAATAGCTCGTCCGCAGTTGCTCGGTGCGACGCGATTCCTCGTTGTACAGCGCCTTGAGCGCATCGCGCTCTTGCTCAAGGGCTGCGCGGACCTCCGGCGACAGTTCCTTGGCCATGATGCGCGCGAACTGGCCGTCCACGCGGCGCGCGTAGGACAGGCGGTCAAGCTCGTCGCGAGTGGCGCCGATGGCCTCGCGCTCGTCGATCAGCGCTTGGATCGACCGCTCGCGCTCTTGGGCGCTGAACGACGCGCCGGCAGTCAGGGCGGAGTTGTCGGCGCTCTCGGCTCGCTGGCCCGCTCGCGTTCGCTGGGATTCCTCTGCCTTGATGCGGCTCAGCAGATCGGCCTTGCGCGCGAGGTTGACAAGTTCCTCCTTCTGCTGCTCGGTGATCTTGCCGAAGTCGCCGCGCTCAATACGCTGCAACGTCATGGCCTCGACTTCGTTCTCAAGGTCGCGCGCCTTGAGGATGCCGTCCTGCAACTGCTTGACGTAGTCGAGATACGGGTTGGCCTTGCTGACCGGACCCGCAGCCTTCTGCCGAGCGGCAGCGACCATGCGCTCAACGTCGGCGTTTGAAATCAGGCCGGCCTCGACCGCCTTGCGGCCGGCAGCCTGGATCGCCTCAATCTCGCGGTTCAGGCGCTCGCCGCTGGTTGCGTAGGTCTGCGACAGCTTGTTCCAGCCGGCCTGCGCCTCGGTCTGGCGCTTGTTCTGCGCCGTGCGCTCGGCCTGCTGCAACGTGTCGGCCTGCTCTTGGGCCTGCTGCTCAATCAGTTTCTTTAGCTCGGCCTCGCGCTGCCGGTACACGTTGACCGTGCCGGCGCGGCCCCGGTACTCGGTGAACCGCTCGTCGATTTCGGCTTCCGTCAGTCGGCGCCGACCGCCCCGGCCGACAGTGAACTGCATCTCTTGCAGTTGCGCTTGCAGCTCGGCAATGCGCTCGCCGCGAGTGCTTTCGCGGGTGAAGCCCTTGAGCGCTTCCCAAGCGCCGCTGATGGCGCCCTTGATGTTGATCCAAGCGCTTTCGAGCGTTCCAAGGTTGCTGACCGCCTCGGTGCCGAGGTGGTCGTAGAGTGCTCGCATCGCCACGTCGGCGGCGGCGGCGGTTTCGCCCTGCTCCTCAAGTTGGCGGATGTTCTCGTACTGCGCCGCGTTGATGAAGCCGTATGCCTCGTTGGCCTTGAGCGCCCACGCGGCCACGCCGTCGCGCATCGACAGGAAGCTGCGCGTCACCTCGTCGGCAGACTGGCCGGACACAGCCGATAGCCGCAGGATGGTCTGCGCGGTCAAGCCGAGCTGATCGCCTGAAACCTTGCCCGATGCGGCCAACTGCTCAAGGACTTCGCGGGCGCGCGGCAACTGGCCGCCCGTGGCCTGAGCGACGCTATCGACCAGCCCGTCAAACTGCTCTTTGGTCAGCCCGATCGCGCTGCCTGTGAGAATCTGCGAGTCGCGGAAACGCAGCGTCTCGGACTCGGCGTCGCTGAATGCTTTGGCCAGAACGGCCACCGTCGAGCCGACGGCCAATGCGGCGATGCCGACCGGGCCAAGCGATGCCGCAACCGCGCGGAACGCATTGCCGAGGCCGCCGTACATGTCCTTGATCTGGCCGCCCTGCTGCAAGAGGACGTAGAACGGATTTTGGCCAGTGGCGAGGCTGACGCCGATGTCGGTGAACTGCGCCGACAGCTGCCGCGTATTATTGGCGGCCTGGCGCGCGGTCTGACCGTACTGATCCAGCTGGCGAGTGTTGGCGCCGATGCCCTGAGCCGTTGAGCGAGCCTTGGCGTTGACGCTGTCAATGGCGTCGGCAAGGGTGCGGATCTGCTCCGTCCCGTTGACGCCGACGCTGATGACTGCTTTTGCCCCGATCTGGTTCATTTCGGCTTCGCTTTGTTCGCCGCCTTCATCGCGGCGCGCTCCATCGTTTGCAGGTCCGTCATCAGGTTGGATCGGTTGCGCAGGCCGCGTATCCGCATGACCGATTCAACCGCGTCGTACCGCAGGCCCAGCAACATGCCCTCGCTGACGTGCCACTGCGTCTCGACATCCAAGAACAGCATCATCGCCGGCCAGTTCTCGGGCCAGACCTCTACGTCTTGGACTTCGTCCTCGCCGTGGTCGCCGTAGAACTCGGCGGGAAGGCCGAGGGCAGCGGCGTCAATCTTGAGCTTCCCGTCATTCTGCTGAGGCCCGCCGATCGCCCAGTGTTCGGCGGCCTCAATCAGTTTTTTTCGCGGGCCTTGTAGATCGACTGGATGAAGGTGCGCGCCAATACGAACGGCATGTTCGGGAAGTCCAGCAACTCGGACTTGACCGACTCACTGAACGCAAGCGGGGCGCCCTCAGCGTCGATCAGGCCGTCGGCGCCGATCAGGATTTCCTCGCAAACGGCGCGGTCGCTCTCGTACTTGCCGGAGGCGATTTCGTCGATGCGGCTCTGCGGCAGCAGCTTGAAGTGCGCCTGGAAGCTGATTTCCATGTACTCGCCGTCGAGAGGCAGCCGGTACTCGATCGGCCAGCGGAACGACGACGGCTTGACCATCTTGAATGCCATGGCGACCTCAGCGAACCGTGATGACGATTTCGTCGTTGCCCGAAGTGCTCGGGACCGGGATCAGCGCCATCTGCAACATCTGGATGCCGTCCTCGACGTTGTACTGAGGCGTGGTCAGCTGCGTCATCGGTGCGCTGATCTGCACGATGTTGCCCGCGCCGATGCCGTGGACGATCGAGAGCGCGCCGGTTGCGGCAGACGCGACGATGTCCCAGTAGTCCTTCTCGGCGACGGTCGGAGCCTCGATGGTCACGCTGCCCGTGGGCTTGCGATCCGTGATCATCGTCTCCTTGACGCAGTTGATCAGCGCGCGGTTGACCATCTCGTTGTTCAGGCTCAACTCAAGCGACGACATGCAGGGCGAGAAGCCGTGCAGCGAGAACGACTGCGTGTTGACCTTGCTGACGGTCAGCGGCTTGCGATAGGCGCTGTAGGTTGCCGACGGCAGGGCCGAGTCGATCACTTCT